ACCTGCTGTTAAAGTTACAGATGTATGATTAATATGTTCATTACCAACAAAATTATTTAAACTATCATGATCAATCTCTGCAGGAACTGCAGTTGCTGTTATAGTTGTACCACTATTTGTTACATTGACACCACTGCTACCTAATATAGAAAAATCAGCAGAACCACTAGTATCTTCAGCTTTACTTCCACCACCTGAATCTGTAGTTATTGATACACCTGATATAGCACTTATATCACTTAAAATTTCTGAACCTGTTCTAAATTTAACCTCACCACTATCTAATACTAAAAATTTGTCTGTGTCTCTATTTGTACTTACAACTTCTTTTAAATATAATCTATTAGTTGATTTATCAATTTTATTCAATTTTCTACTATAAACAGCACCATTGTATTTGATATAAAAAAATAAACCTTCTTCTGTATTTCTTATAGTAAGCTCATTTTCTTTTAAGTCAATAGAAGATGGTTTACCATTCTTAACAGAAATCTTATTTTGTTTTTTATCTTGTAATATTCTTTCAGTACGTTTCATTTTATAGTTTTCAATCTATATATTATAGTAATATCTTTTATTGCAAATGTTTGTCCTACTACCCCAGATGCTACTAATCTAAAACTATATATATTATTAGCTTGAGAAGAAACAGCAGGTTTTAATTCAGCAACATGCCATTCTTCCATATTTGCAGCAGAACTTTTATCTGCAAGAGGACTGTTATCTGCATTACCATCATCAGGATTTATAAATTGAAATAAATCATTTGCAGTATCAGTTTCTCCATTAACAGCATACTTTAATAATAAGCTGCTTGCATTGCCTTTATAAGTAACCTTTACATTATATATTTTCTTTTTTAAACCTGCAGCCCCAAAATCAATATCTTTTGATGCATATTGTATAGTTTGGTTTGTACTAGATGTATCGCTCCATTTTAAAAACTGCCCTGTTGCATGCATAAAAGTAACATCCCCATTAAAATCTATTGCAAAATTTGTTCTATTAACACTATCTGTAATAACAGTACCTTCAGGTGTAGTGTTAGCAAAACTCCAACTTTGTGTAGGGAAGTCATAAATAAATAATTCACCCTCACTAGTACTTGTGCAATCTTTTAAAACCATTACTTGCCTTTTTTTAGGCAAATATGTTATAGTAGAATTATCTGTAGTAAAAGATTCCCATTCATCAGTAGATATTACTTTAAGACCTTCTGGTTCTAATAAATTTAATATTTGTTCTCCATTATAAAAATAACATCCAAATCTATTAACCCATGCAACTCCAAAATCTGTTTTACATACAGCTGCAGGTATCAATACACCTTTATGTTTATGTGATGATTCTAAAAATTCATCTTGTGATATATTTATAATATCTAAATTATCTTTTTTATACTGCAATAATCTATCAGCATGTTCTTCTAATTTAACAATTTCATCTCCATCAGCAGTAATAACTTCTATTTTTCTTGATTCAGGAAATACATCATATCTACCTGGTGGGCTTTTAAATATAGCATCTGGATAGTTTACACCATCTTGTTGTACATTACCTGCATAAACAACATTATTTGCAACAACTGCAGTTTTAAATTTAGCTGCAACATTTTCATTTTCGTTATATCCATTTCTACTTTCATAAGTTTGAATAATTGGTTTATACCTTATAACAGTTTTAATTCTTAAAGCAGATGCTGCAACTGAACCAGTACGAAACAGTTTTTTATATTCACTTTCTCCTGCGACTCTTAACCCTTTTTCTAAACGATACTCAGCTAACAAAAATCTTTCTGATGGAGATTGCTCAGTATTGTTATAATAAAAATTTATTCCTTTTATTCGTTTGTCTACTAACTGACCTCTGTTACTTATTCTAAAATCAAAAAATAATACTTTATCATCCCAAGGAGCATTTTGTTCATTATCATAAATAGTTCTACCTCTTGTTAAAGCACTTTCTTGTCCATTTTCATAAACGTAACTAACATAAACATAATAATGTTCATCAATATCATAATCACTTAAATCATCTCCATCATCTAATATATTCCAATTACCATCAAATCCTGTTCCATAATGTCCCTTAGCAAAAAATCTAGTATTTAATGTAAATGATCCTGCATTATCAGTAGGTGCAGAATTTTGAGTTCCATGATGAAATGTATTAGCAGCAGGTGGAGTACTATTATGTTTAACAGGAGCTAACAGTGCTGTGTCACCATAAACCCATTCATCTACATTCATAATACTTTCATCTTGTTCAGTTACACTATCTAATGCTGTCAAAGATTTAACAGATGTTTTAACATAACCAAACCATTTACTATCATTATTATAAGATGCATCATAAACTCTTAAAGCACCATCTACAAAGTAATAAACAGGCTTCATACCTGCTGTACTTCCTAAAGTTAAAACAGCTGTTGATCCCCATCCTGAACCATTTGCTTGTTTAGAATATATAAATACTTGTGCAGCACTACTTGACTGGCCTAATGCAATATATCTTGCACCTGTAGTAGGAAAATTAGTAATAGTATATGCATCACCAGAATCAAAACTGTTGTCACTACCTCCAGATAATGTTGTAGTAATAGTATTTTCTGTATTATCTGTTATTGTGCCACTACTTCCATCTTCTACATTTGTAATAGTAGCACCAATTAAAGCATCAGCAACCCAAGAAGCATTTGTATCAGTTAAGACATCACCACCTGAACTATCTGTTGATGTTGCTGTTCCTGATAAATCATCAGTATCTATATGACCGCCAGTTCTATCATGGTTAAAATAAAATAATCCATATCCAGCTTCAACCGTTACATCAGGTGTACTAGTATTTGCTTCGTGACCTGTTACTTGTTGACCTATAACTCTAATCTTACCTAGATTATCAACCATAATATTTTGAGAAAGTGACTGTTGTTTCTCCATAATATTTCTAGGGTCAGTATTATTGTTTAAACCACCATGAAATTCATCTAATTTTAATATTTGTTTAGGCATATTTACTTAACGTAGAAAAGGGGAGGATTTATCATAACACATCAATCGTAACAATAAACAAGGAACACACCTCCCCTTAACCACTAATCCTCTATTAAGGCCTCTTTGACAACTTCTTCCATAGATTCCCAAATAGCAGTAAGAATTTTCTCTTCTGTTTTTTCAGAAATAATTGGAATATCAACATTGTCATTCATTTTTTGAATCATTTTTTTCTTCATTTCGTCATTGAATATATATCCAGCAACTATTTTACCAAATCCAGACATTATTTTTTTCTCCTTTTTTTTACAGTTTTTTTAACAACAGGTTTTTTCTTAATCTTTTTCATACCCATTTTACCATAATTCATTTTACCGTAAGCCATTACAACTCCTCTATTTGTTTTTCACATTGTTTACACACAACAAAGTCTTTCTTTGGATGTGCCATAGATTCTAATTTCTCAATACGAGAATGCAGATCTAATTCATTTGATATTCTTTCTAAAACTAATATTCTTGATTCTAATTTTTTTGCTTTTACATCTAATTCATTATCATCAAATACATAAGCCATAACTTTATCTAACTTAAAATGTTGCGCTAACTTATTAGCAACAGTATTTATAACCATTTTTGTTAGCATCATAACTTCATTCCATAAATCTTTTTAAACATTAATACGCACATAATAATAAGCATAACGCTAGCAATATCAACAAAATGATTTCCACTATCTGATTCTATAGATCCTATAGGAGTTTCTATTTTTACTTTTTTAGTTTCATTCATCGTTCATACCACCTCTTTCCATCATTCTTAAAAACTTATCTTTTAAACCATTACCTGATAATCTTGCTATGATTTCTACTTGTGCTTTAAATATTCCATTTAATTTTTTTTGTTCCATTTGTACCAACTTCTGTTGATCTATTAATTTAATAATAATACCTTCCAACCTCTTGAAGTCTTGGTCTAACTCTGTCAGAATGCCATTGCTACTGCAACGGGTATTCCAAATTGTTCTAGTATTGTTAATATATCCATTCATTATCTCTTAATTTTAAATATAGGTTCTATTTTTTTATATAAATTATAACCTTCTCTATCAATTGTTGCTGTATCTACAGAATAACTTAAAGCTCTAAATAATTTTTTATAATCTTCTTTAGATAAATCATTTGGATCTAAATTATTAACCCAGTTTAATCCACCATGTTTTAATAAAGCAACATTTGTATTTCCGCTATTTTTAGCCCAATTTATAATATCAACAAATGCCCCTGCATCTTGTAAAGCATCAAATCTTTCTTGACCTTTTAATACAGTAGTTGTACCTTTTGGAACTTTTTGACTATTAGGTAACATTTTATTTAAGCTATCATCAACACTAACTTTAGGCTCAACATCATCAACATCATCAACACTTACTTTAGGTTTTGTGCTTATGTCAGGTTCTGAAATAACATTAGGTTCTACGCTAACATCAGGCTCTACACTAACACTAGGCTCAATA